GGTGATTCTCAGACCTTCTGGTTTGTGCAACCTCAGTGAGGTAATACTAAGGCCCAGTGATAGCCTAGCCTCTGTAGCTGACAAGGTAGCACTGGCCTCCATCTTGGGTACTTTCCAATCCATGCTGACTGATTTCCGTTACGTGCGTCCTGTGTGGAAGAAGAACGCAGAAGAAGAAAGACTGCTTGGCGTCAGCTTTACAGGAGTGTACGACTGTCCAGCAATACTTAATGCTACTCCCAAACAGCTTGAGAGTCTACGTGATGTAGCCATCAAGACTAACAAGGAGTGGGCTGAGAGGTTAGGGATAGAACAATCTGTAGCTGTCACCTGTGTAAAGCCATCAGGCACTGTGTCTCAGCTTACTGGTGTTGCATCATCAGGACTGCACCCAGCCTACGCTAAATACTACATACGTAGAGTAAGACAAGACAAGAAAGACCCATTGAACCAAGCGTTAGTAGATGCTGGCGTTCCCTACGTGGAAGACCCGTATAACTCAGAGGCATGGGTGTTCTCCTTTGCTGTGAAGGCCCCAGCTAAATCTGTAATCAAGGATCAGGTAGATGCTATATCTCACCTTGAAACATGGAAGAAGTTCACCTTACACTGGTGTGAACACAAGCCTTCTGTGACGATCTATGTAGCAGAGGACGAATGGTTAAAGGTTGGTTCTTGGTGCTATGATAACTTTGATATACTCAGCGGTGTTAGCTTTCTTCCAAAGGCTGATGACGCTCACATATATCAGCAAGCCCCTTACGAAGAAATAACTAAGGAGGAATACAAAAACTATCCCAAGCTAAAGGATATAGACTGGTACTCTGTGGTGGAAGAAACTGATAACACAACAGGTAGTCAGGAACTAGCCTGTACAGGAGATGCCTGTGAAATTCTCTAGAGAACTAAGAGGTCCAGATAGAGGGCCAATAGAGAAAAAGAAGAGGTGGGCTAACAAGAACTACACTAGATGGGTGGCTACATTACCCTGTGTAAATTGTGGTATGGATGATGACACAGTAGTAGCCCATCATTTAAAGCACAGGTATGCCCCATACTCTGGGGGTGGAGTGGCGCTCAAGGCCAATGACTTCTTTACAATGCCCCTGTGTTTTACTTGCCATGACAAGGCCCACAACGGGGATTCAGACGTACTGGACTGGCAAGCCCAGTTCATATTTAAAACACTTGACTCTGCCTTTAGAGTTGGTATACTAGACTACAAAGAGCCAAGAAGACTATTTGGAGAAGACTTAGATGATTAACCGGAGTATGTAAGACATGAAAAAACTTTCAGAATATTTTAAGGACAGGAAATGGTATAGTAATGATAAGCCAAAACCAATGCCTATAGATTCAAGCCCAGAAGGGATTGATATTACGATACGGAACATCAATCGGGTAACCATGCCACGAAGTGATGATTCTGGAACCGATAGGGGGGAGTATTACGAGTTCTTGGCAAAGTGTGATCTGTATAGGGCTTTATGTGGTATCGCTGGGTTCAAGGAATTCCGCAGACAAGATGAAGACGATCATTCATGGACGGTAGAGGCAGACATAAGGCCCACTTGCGATTACCACAATGGCGGAAAATGGGGTGTCAAGAAACTTGGTTGGCTGGTGATGTGTGATGGAGAATTATATTTTACGTCCAAAAGAAAGCAGGACTGTATAGACTGGTTAAGAGAGAATGTTCCTCCGTATGTTCATAGCGAACCTTGGTACTCAGACCTTCCGGGGTACGGTACGGAACAGGGGGTTTACTTAGGTGATGGAGTATACGGACATTGATTGACGAACAATCAGTAGAACGTGCGCTACACTGGATGTCAGAGAATGTTGGCACTCTGTCAAAGGCCCTTGCAGACCGGAAGTACCTTGAGGACTTTAAAAAGGTTAAGCTGTCTATGCTTATACAGGAAGCTCCGCCGGGAACCGTCTCTTCCAAGGAGTCGTGGGCAACATCCCATGAAGACTATGAAGAAGTGTTACAGGGTCTAAGGGCAGCGGTTGAGCAAGAAGCAGAACTTAAACATATGTTCACCATAGCGGAAGCAAGGATAGAAGTATGGAGAACGATCCAAGCAAACAACAGAGCAGGGGTTGTATAATCTCCGTGGATGAGATACAATTAGATGAATCGTGGTTACAGGACTACAACGATGCAATGCAAGCCCTTAACCATAATGAAGAGTTAATTCAACAGCGACGAGAGGAACGCAAAATGCCATACGAGCAGAAAGATAATTCACTAAATTTGTTTGTGAATAAGTTTAAGAAGGACGGTGGAAGGGAGCCAGACTTTACTGGTGACGCTTTGGTAGATGGGAGAGAGTGGAAGGCTTCAGCGTGGAAGAACAAGGACAAGAACGGCAACACCTACCTTGGTATCCAGTTCAGACCGCCACAAGACTCTGCTAAACGATTCCCACAGGCGCAGAAAGCATCGGGTTCAGACCCATTCGAGATGGACTGATGCTTCTAGAGTATCACGATGGACAAGATGTAGAACTAGAATTCGACGAGAAAAAGCACTACTATTCCGTTGATGGGGAGTATGCTCCCTCAGTTACTACGATCCTTGACTCCATAGCTAAACCCGCTTTAGTACCGTGGGCAGCTAATGAAGGTGCTAAGTTCTTTATCTCCCATGTTCATGAGGGCATGAAGGTAGAGGACATGGCTAAGGGGATACGAGGGGCGTACAGAACCTCTTCTGGTTCTGCCCTTAATATAGGTATGGAAGTTCATAAGTGGTGCGAGGAAGCGATCCTGTGGAAGTTAGGCAAGGGAGAAGCGCCCCTACCTCTGGAACGAACTGAGTCCAAGAATGCAATCAACGCATTCAGAGAGTGGGTCAAGGCTAACGATGTGGAGTGGCTTACTGTGGAAGAGAAGGTCTATCACAGAGGGCATAAGTTCGCAGGTACTGTAGACGCTACAGCTATAATTAATGATGAGTATTGTGTAATAGACTTCAAGACCTCTGGTGCCATCTACTCAGCCTACCACCTTCAGTGTGCTGCTTACGCTAAAGCCATAGAGGACATGAGAGGCAAGGAAGTAGAGAAGGCATACGTCTTGAGGTTTGATAAGAAGACAGGGGAGTTTGAAGCTGGCTCATCCGTGGAAATACAGGATAACTTCATAGCCTTCTTGGGGTTCCTAGAGGGATACAGCAGACTAAGGACGCTAGAGAATAGGAAGGGGAAATGAATTCCCCCACGCTCGTAACCGTCAAGTCGGTAGACGACTGTCCATTTGGCATTACTTACAATGACGGGGACACTCATTTGCACATGGATGTGCCAGATAGGAACCTAGACATCTACGATGTAGATATAATAATTGAATGGCTAATAGCCTTTAGGAGAGATATGGTAAAAGCGAGGGATGGGGAATGAGAATAACAATCATTGTGATTATGTTGGGCTTAGTAATCCTTTTATGAACCTACTCATCATAGGTGACCCTCACGCTCATCCTGACTACGATAACAAGAGGTTTACTGCTCTTGGTAAGTATATAGCCAAGGAGAAGCCAGACATTATTGTGTGTATTGGAGACATGGCAGATATGCCAAGCCTGTCATCCTACGACAGAGGAACGAAGGGATTTGAAGGTAAGAGGTACAGTAAGGATATTAGTGCTGTTCTGGATGCCCAAGATAAACTCCTAACCCCTATCTATAAGACCAGAGGCTATAATCCAGTTCTACATATGTGTGTAGGCAACCATGAGGATAGGATAACGAGGGTAGTGAACGCCCAGCCAGAACTGGAGGACGCGATAGGGTTATTTGACCTTGAGTATGAGGCACACGGGTGGAAGGTGACCCCCTTCAAGAAATCCATCACAATAAAAGGTATAGCGTTTAGCCATTACTTCACTGCTGGGATATCAGGTAGGGCGATAAGTTCAACACATATTGGACACGCAATGGTTACAAAATTACACTGCTCTGCTGTGCAAGGACACTCACATTTATACAATCATGCTGAACAGACTAGACCGGATGGTCAGAAGATATTTGGCCTATCTGTAGGATGCTACTCTCACCCTAACTACACTGAATCTTGGTGTCAGGATACTGAGTACCAGTGGTGGAGAGGAGTCATTATGTTGGAAGGGCTAGACGGAGAGGGGTATTACAATGGGATAAAAGCTGTGACTCAGAGGAGTATCCTAACTAAGTCCTAGACATGAAGATAATTCCTCACACCAAGGAGATGATTAAGGAAGCCCAAGAGTGGGGGAAGAAGTTGGGGGCTATAAAGAATTCCATAGTCCGTGGTAGAGGTAACATGGCAGGGAAGTTGGGGGAGTTGGCCTTCTCAGCCTACATTGGTTCTCCGCTGGAAGATAGGTCTGATTATGACATGATACACGGCGGGGAGAGGCTGGAGATAAAGACTAAACGGCGTACCGTACCACCCCTACAGGATTACGATGTTTCTGTCGCCCCCACAAGTACCCACCAGAAGGCTGACAGGTATGTGTTTATAAGTATTGAATTCGATAGGAAGGATAAGAAGAACAACTTTTACGGTGTAAAGTCCGTTTGGTTATGCGGGGATAAGGATGTAGCGGAGTATAGAAAGAACGCTTTCTTACATACTATGGGAAGCATAGATATGCTAAATATGAGAGTGCGAGACTTAGACCAGTCCTTCTAAAGGTGCTTTATACTTGTTACGCACCCTGCGGGAAAGCAGGTAACTGAGTACCCTATAGGCTTTTCTTTCTTCTTGTGCTCTTCTAGAGCATCATCAAAGTCTAGTGTGTTGCAAATCTTCAATACTTTTTCATCTTGGTACTCTAGCCAGCCGACAGAATAGAAGGTAGGTAGTTCGCAGTCTTCTGCTACCACCCATCCATCATCCGATATTATATCAACCCATTCTACGAGAATAAGTTCTTTTGCTTTTTCTTTTTTCCGTGAGTTGTCAAGGGTCCGGGGAGTAGCCACCCCAACAACATCGGAACCACAAAAATTAGTACTAGCAGCCATCCACCCATCTCCACCAGTGATCCCAGTAAATCCCAGAAGTTTGCAGGAGCCTCTTGAACAACAGTGTCAGCATTGATCTCAGA